ATGAAAAAACTATTTGATTCAGGTGATCCTGAGGACTATTCAAAACTATGCTGGAGAATTTTTGCGAATTATCTTGGCAGCGAAGATTGTGGTAAACTGTCATTAAATGACCGTGTGCTTGTTGTGGAGCTCTACAAAGCTGTTGATAAGTATCTTATGAAGAAATGGCATGAGCAGGATGAACAGGAAGAGGAAAGGGAAAGAAAAGAGCAACTGGCTAAGAAGCTGGCAATAAAACCAGCATAATTGATGGAAGACATCTAATGAATTTATTAGATGTTAATAAAGGGACCCGGCTAACAACCGGGTTTTTTATTGCCTTCTTTAGAATCATTCTAAGCAAGACCTCTTTTTGAGTAATGGTACTATATCACTTGCACTATGATCGTTGATTCTGGCGCATCCTGTGAGGTCAGTTTAGCCTCCTTTTTATAATGTCCGTGTAAAGACGATATCGCCGTGGTTTAAACCAGATTCAATTTTTATTTCAGAATCCCCCTACCCATAAAACATTTTATTATTAAGTTGATCTGGCTAACTGAATTGATGCTCTCTTCATAGAGATTAATAGATCAGTTCCTTTAAGTTTTCCTTCTATTTCAATCTGTAATCTCTGAGGTGAATTGAATCCTATCATTCCTTTGAGTGTTGAGAGAGGTGCAACAACTTCAGGATTTGATCTTGCTCCTGGATATTCACCTACCTTTGCAAGTGCAGGACCTGAGACTACGCCCCCTTCTGCTAATCCGCCAAGTAGAAACTTCCCGAAAGATACTCCCGACATTGCTCCCGTTCCAATAAAGATTTCCGGGAAGAAAATTTTAAGAAGAGCAAAGACAGCGGCTTTGGCCAATAACTCTGCAGCAATTCTTTTAATTTGATTTATTATCTCTTCTCCAAGAGCCTTCCATCCATTCATACCAGCAGTGAATAAAGCCTCAAAAGAAGTTGTTAATGAATCAACCACTTTTTGCTGTTCTTTCAATGCTTCTGTGACCTGATCTGATGTAGGTGCGTATTTGGGCGCCCCGATTAATCCTTGTAATTCAGGAGTGGTACCAAGAGTCGGGAGTTTTATATTAGCTGTAGTTGCTTCAGGCAGGTTGAATGCCTTTTTTAATTCAAGCGAATATTTTGATAATGCTTCTTTTCCTTTGTCATATTCACTGTTTAATTTGGTTTGTACCCGGAGTGTATTTTCATCGGCTGATCTTGCAGCCTCCTGTAGTCCGACATACTTTTCAACTGCCAGATTTAACTTCTCATCCGTTACCATCATTTTGGCAGCAAATGCGAAGCGTAATGTCTCAGCGTCAGCTACCCCTTTTAACTGTTCTTTTAAATATTGATAGAGTTTGGCCTGTGAATCTGTCAGCTTTATTCCCTGGACAGTAATCATATTTAATTTAGCAAGATCAGTAGTATTCTTATTATAAGCCTCTCCTGCAGCAATCTTGTCTTTTATTGCTTTCTCTCCCCTTAAATATGCCTCTGCCTCTTCATTTGTCAATTTGGTTATGCTGGCAATATTGATAATTTCATTCTCATAGGCTTGCCTGGCAATACCAGAGCGGATTCCTTCTAATTGTTTTTCAAGTTCAAGTATTCTTTCCCCGGCTGCAATCTTCTGTTTATTGGTGCTCAGAGCACTGTTCTGAATTATTTTTTGCTTTAATATCTCATTTGATGCATCAGCCTCAGCTATCTTTAATGCTCTGCTTTTCTCATCCAGGTCATCCAGGCTTTGAGCATATCTTTTGCCCTCATCAATGGCAGCCTTAACATTCTTGACAAAGTCTTTAAAATCCAGTGTGGCCAGTGCTCTTTTTACTGAATCAAAACCTTGTCTTACGCCTTCGATTGTCGCTTCAAATTGATCTGCAGTGCCTCCGGTTGATTTCATCACTGAGGCATATACTTCAAAAGCCTTTTTGGCTACTATGACAGCACCGGCGACCTTTGCCATTGCAATAGTAACCATTTTGAAACTTTGCTCAATCTCCCGGCTATGGGCAGCAGCTTTCTTTCTTAATTCATCAGAAGCTCTTTTAGCGTCCTCTGTGGCTGCTTTAAAACCTTTTGCTGTCCCTGTGATCTCAACGCCAACTGATACACCTTTCTTGGCCATTATGCTGATTTTTTAAACCCGTATTTTATTTTGTTCACCAGCGTCTCAATCTCTTCCTTAGTTGCGATCTTATTAACCTCTATTTCATTCTGCTTCTTTTCCCAGGAGAATTTAAAAAGATCCTCTGCCTTTTTGAAATCTTCAGTCCCTTGCATAGAAATAACAGTCCAGAAACAAATTTCACGTGTTTGCTCCCAGGATCTCCTGTTCATTGCCGAGTCCGCCTCATTCTTTGCCTTCATTATTGCTATTAGTTCATCCTGGCTCATTTCATCCCAGAAATATAAAGGGTCAATCCCTATAATCCCGACACAGTAACCATAAAGACTATCCCAGTCTATTTCAGCGGTTTCTTTTTTTTTGTGTCCTCTTCCTTGCTGAATAATTCAAATATTGCAGCATTAAAATTTGGGAAAGCTTCAGGATAGGGATCGATGGCATCACAAAACTCCTCATAGGTATAGCCAAATTCCTTACCTTCTGCCTTTGCTCCATTCTTTGCAAGATCATAGTAATAATGGAACAACACATCAATGTTATCCGGTTCTTTTTTAGTCGTATTCGTATATGCCAGAAAAGCCCTGTTGCTATATCGAATAAAAAACTCCAGATTGCCGACCTTAACTTTCTTTACCTTAATTAATTCCATATTTTTAATTGTTTAATAATCAAAAAATTATAACGCTGAAACTGAGTTTATTAAGAAATACATTCTCAGTAATATTGTAACCCTCAGACTGTCCTGTAAGTAATATTCTCTCTGTGTTTGTGCCATGTTGTAATTCCAATGCTATCCGGACCTGAGCTGCGATCAGCTGGAGTGTTGCATAATCCTCACTGAAACTGACCACACTGAAGGTATAAATATCCTTGTCCCAGTCCTCCTTATCATATTCAGGTTCAAGAGAATCAATGGTATATATAATTAAAGGCAAAGGAGTGTCCTCATTAGCAACATAAGGGAAAATGCTGTCTGTGTCAACCAGCGCCAGCAATGCATGATTAGCTTTTAATAAAGTTGCTATTTCTATTCCTATCATTTTTTAGCCTTTCTGTTAGTCCTCATTATAAATTTATCAATCTCATTGTACCATTCCTGTTCAATGCTGCCATACATCTGCTCCTCAACCGTATTAAAGGCATTTTCAAAGAAATGAGTACCTGTAACACTTCCTGTTTTTGCTCCCTTTTTAGTCCTGCGAAATCTTTCTTTAGTCCCGTTTTCAATAAGGTGACCATGCCAGCCTCTATATGTCCCTGATTTTTTTGCACCTACCAGGATAGCTATCTCCTTTGGCATTTCAATAGTACCGAAGGATCTCATTAATTGTCCGGTTCTTACCGGGGCTCCCGCCTTGGCAGCGGCTACAAGAGGTTTGGCGGCCTTCCGGAATCCTGCAATGAATATCTTACGCTGATCTATTGAGGAAAGACCTTCGAAGAAATCTTCCAGTACCTTGATCTGATCAGTTTTAATCTGGACTTCCATTATACATTGATTTTTTCAAGTGTAATTATTAATCCTTCCTTGCGTCCTATTTCTTCAATAGGAGCGCTTATCAGGTATCTCTCAGTCCCCCCGTCAACCTGAACCCTCATTGTTTCTTCAATATCATCCCTGTATCTTACACTGAGAACCATGGTCCGGGAATAAAACTTTTCCTCATTTGATAGTGTCCTGTTACCTCCTGTATATCTGATCTCCCCCCTGGTTGTTATTGTAGCAGTGGGCCAGGTATCAACTGAGGCTCCATAAGTGTCCCTGGTTGTTACCTTGGCGTAAAATTTTATCCTATGCCATAAATTTCCTGCTCTCATTACGCTACCGTATAATTTTTATAAGGTGCTATCAGGTATTCATAAGCATACGGTATCTTGGTTGCATTTACACCTATGATTACAGGTTCCCTGACCTGGTAAAAATGCCCAAGCAATAACAGCATAGCTTGTTTTAAGCCCCTTGGTATGGGTGAAGGTATTCCGGGATGCATGGTATATGTTAACCCGGCTGCAGTGGTTGAAAAGGCTACACTGACAGTTAAATGAGTATCATCAGTGATTGTGGCAATGGTCCTCAGGGTTTCTCCCTCGACTTTAATAGTGTCACCTACTGTATAATCAGTAAAATTGCTGCCTATACCTATAAGGGCTGTAGTTCCGGCAGTCGTCACAGTGCCTTCCCCTGTAATTGATCCTTGTATCTCAGTAAGAACCAGTTCCTCAACAAGTTCCACTAACTGCGAAATATAAAAATCATCATCGCTAAAATCTACTCTGAGATGTTCTCTCGCTTCATACATTCGAATATACAGCATGATAATATTTTATTAATTAAATAAGGTAATGCGAGTACCTTTTTGATACTCGCAAAACCTAAATCAATTTAATATCTCAATCCGACCTTGACAGACAGTTTAGAGATAAGTGAGCATTTTCCTGCATCAACACCGACAGCCCTGATCTTCAAATACCTGTAAAGAACACCGGTAGTAACATCTCTCAGCCCTAATGTTGAGACCAATGCTGATGCCGGCGTTGCCTGTTGATACGTTGGAAGAAATGATGTCGTTGGATCGAAGATTATCGAATCTACTGCGACAAAATAAGTCCCGTCAATAGAACCATCCAACCATACCTGAACCTGATTACCAACCGTCCTCATGGTATGACCGGCAGGATTATAAAGAACTGTATCATATTCAACAAAAAACTGATAGTAATATAATTGAGGTTTCTTGATTGAAAAGATCCAGTAGTTGACTGCTGTACCACCAATGGTATCAACAAGGTTTGGAACTGCCCATTTTGCCCCTCTGGTCAGACTGAACGCATTGTAATAAGTTGTTCCCGTCGGGAGTGTATATGTAGTTCCCGAAGTCTGGGCCTGCAATCCAATTATGAATAGAAGCCCTGCGAATAACATAAATAACTTTTTCATTATATTTTTCCTCCTTTCTTTAAAAATTAGTCACCCTCAGGAACTTTAATTGCTACTGAGGCAAAACTGTAAGCATAATAATCATCCTGGGTAACAGAAAGAGCATCGGTTGAAAGGACTCCTCTCATTCCCTTGGCGTCAAAATAGACATTGATAACTATCTGTACCTGGTTTGTTTTTGCAAGGGTGTAAGGATCGACTGTGATATCATATCCGCCCCACTGGCAAATAGCCAGATCTCTCCAGTTACCAAAGACAAGCAGATCACCCGTGTCATCATCCCCGGCAATTCCGCTGCAGGAATTTGTTACCAGTACCGGATAGCCGTTCATCTGATTGCCTTCCAAAAGCATCTTTTCTCCATAAGTTGGCGTTACCGGGACAGCTTTCAGGATTCCCCTTCCAGCAGCATTGGTTATATATGCCAGGTTACCGACAAGAGCGTTGGAAGTATCAACGGCGGTTTCCAGACCAACTATTGTGGAAAAGGTCGGACCAATTGAGTTGGCCTTTGTGTCAGCTCCTGTAGTTATCTTATAACCCATTCCCTGAGGCTGTGTTGCTGATCCGATCGCAACACCAAGAATTGTTGATTCGAGTTTACGGGAAGTTGCATCCGCAATATTGGAAAGCAAAAGTCTTTCTCCTCCAACTGCATCCTGAGCAAGGAAGGTCTTACTTACGTTCATATAAGCAGTAAGACGTTTAGCTGCCCATTCCACTTCGTCGAAAGGCCCACCGCCGTCTTCAGCCGGATCGACTTCACCTTTCCAGAGTATTGTTGTCCCGGCATAGGAAGGAAGTGAAACATTCCCTACGCAATTAGGAAAGAGCGTCACACCGGCCCTGCCAAAAACAAGACTTGCCACCAGTGGCGGAATAATGGTCAATTTGTCTTCACCTACAATTTCCTGACCCTGGAATGCGGTGCCGGCAAGTATGTCGGTCCTTCTTTCAGGATATAAAGGATAACGTAAGTGAGGCATTATCAGATCCCTCATTTCCATGTTTAAAGCGGCAGGAATAACAATATCGCCCTTGAAAATCAGGCCGGATTTACGAAATTCCTCCTTACCAAGAGTAAAGACATTCCTTGCCTGATCATGGAAATTACGATGTTCAACGGCCTCGTTTATAGCCCTGAAAAGACTGAATCTCTCCCTGTTTTCTCCAACAGTCATTTTTGTTGGGGTAATGATCTTACCAGAATCCTGTTTGTAGGATTCAGCCTGGAATTTCAGTTCCAGTTCTGCCAGCTTTCTCAGGTTCTCCTGGAGCGTCTGGGTTTCTTTTTCGCTCATGCTTCTGCTTTCTGCATCGACAGTTTTGAAAATAGTGTCGTTTGCGTCAAGAAGCTGAGTTTTAGCATCTTTTATTTCTAAAGCATTCATCTGTTTGTAATTTTAAATTTATAATTGAGCTGCCTCAATAGTCTTTCCTCATCAGATAAGATCCTTTTAGTCACTGGTAAATTATCAAATTCGGTTTTTGCCGGATCTGGTTTAACTGTTTCTTCAGGTATTCCTTCCTTTTTGAAAGAATCAAGACTCCTTATAGCCACTGTAGTATCCTGGTATGC